CTCTGTCAATCGTGCAGCTCTATTTAGGTGGCTTCAGAAAGAGTGGAAAGCTCTGGGTGTTAAGCCTCACCATATAGAGTTGTACATGGCCGATACCATGGATTTGGCGTTCGAGGAAACCCTGGAGAAGGTTATCCAGCGTGGCAAAAGGGCACAACGCCGTGCTGCCAGAGCTGAAGTATACGGGGAGAGGCTAGTTAATCACACAATTCGATAGGGATGCCTGACCAGTGTTCTTGGGTACAATACTAAACCACGGTTTGTGCCTGAGGGTGTTTCCATCACTAGGTTGGACAATGGGAACGGTAGGAAGAAGGAGAGGTGTGTGGTCGTAGACACCTCAATGCCGATGCCCGGGATTGTTTACACTCACAACAATTCCCTGGGTAACCTAGTGCGAGCTTTGGGTGAAAGGCTATATAAGGTTCCACATGGAGATGATTTTGTCGATCCTCCTCGTCCAGTTGTATTCGACTGCGGGGATTATGCCGACAGAGTTGTTTCTAAGATGCCGTGCTTTGACTCTCCTATAAGTTCAGATGAATTCGTCTGCTTGTATACTGGGTCTAAAGCTAAACGTTACGCGGCGGCAGCTCAGAATGTGGCCTTGCGTGGTTTGTATCCTTCTGACTCAGAGATTAGTGTCTTTTTGAAAGATGAGAAGATCTGCTCTTGGTCTAAAGTTGATCCTGCGCCGAGGCTTATATCGCCCCGTACACCAGAGTATTGCCTAGAGTTGGGCAGGTTCATCAAGCCTATAGAGCATTTGCTGTATAAGGCTGTTGCCAGGGTTTGGAAAGAGGTTACCATCTTCAAAGGACTCAACTTCAATGACCGTGGGGAAGAGTTGAGAAAGAAGTGGGAGAAATATCAACACCCAGTTGCCATTGGCCTGGATGCGTCACGTTTGATCAACATGTATCGGTGGAGGCACTCAATTGGGAGCATAGTATTTATTTGAGATGTTACCGTGGGAAAAACAAGTACCTAAAGTATCTGCTATCCAGGCAACTAACAAATAGAGGTACCGCATACATTGATGATCATAAGGTGGAGTATCAGGTAAACGGTGGCCGTATGAGTGGTGATATGAATACCGCACTTGGAAACTGTCTCATCATGACTGGACTTGTCTACCGTTATTTGCAGTTACGAGGACTAACAGCCTCCTTGGCAAACGATGGTGATGATTGTGTAGTCATTATGGAACGGAACAATCTGCCCATATTTTTGGAAGGGTTGCAGGAGTGGTTTCGAACACAAGGGTTTACCATGAAGGTTGAGAAGCCCGTGTTCGTTTTCGAAGAGATGGAATTTTGTCAATGTCATCCGGTGTGGAATGGTGAGCAATGGACAATGTGTCGAAACATACACAAAGCATTGTTTACAGATTCTGTGCACGTGGGTAAGACACTTGATGAAATTTTATCTATTCGATATAGCATTGGGGAGTGTGGCATTGCATGGTCTAGAGGTGTTCCTGTTTTTGGAAAGTTTTACCAACATATTTTGAAAACTGGTGTCCCTCACAGATCCGATACAGTGCAACACAAACTCATGCAACACTCAGGCACATATTGGAACTCCAAGGGGTGTCGTTCAGGCACCCACAGCATAACCTCTGAAGCACGGCTGTCATTTGAGCGTGCATTCCACATATCTCCCTCTGAACAACTAGCAATTGAGGAGTTGTACGCCACGTTGCCAGTTGGAGATATGCGATTCTCAGAATCACCCATTGTATATAACGCGTCCATCCCGTGTTGTGAGTATCCGTTGTTTATTAGTGATAGTTTGAATACACTTGTTTTTGGTTGTTAGAAATGGCAGTAGCACAGCGCAAGAAGAAGACCTCCAAGCAACCTAAGAATGTACAGGCCATGTCTGGGGGGTCCACAGCTCGTAAGAGCATGATGGCCCCACCCAAGATTCCCAGAGCACCTAAATCTTTTCCTTCTGCTCTTGTGCGTCAAGCCAGGGTAGAAGAAGAGAATTATGCGCGCACTTTGACGGACCCTTGCGCGGCTCCGCTGCAGCACGGTCCTTATCCTGGGTCTCGG